TATGTTGATATGGAGGATGAGAATATGGAAGGTAGTGGTTATGTGGATAATTTTCTTGACAATTCTGGACGAGACGCATTAACTGGGTATTGAAGGGGGAAAAATAAAGGTAGTGATAACGATCAAAAAGTTATGGGAGAGTAGCGTTAAACATGGGTAATATGCCAAAATTAAACCCTATTAAAGTCCAACGGCCACCAATAGATTTATCACAGACAGTTTTTATGAAGTGCGAAAGTTGTCAATATGAATTTTTTGACATTGCCTGGCGATTGGGTAAGATTTCTAAATTTGCTGACGGTAATAAGACTGGTCAGGAAATCAACATAGAAAGCAAGGTCTTTATCTGTAGGGGATGTGGACTTCGGGTTGGTCAGAAGGTAGAGACAACTGGACATTAAACATGGCTGATATAGAACAATTATTAAAATTTAAGGATAACATTGCTGACAAACTCGATGACGATCAGCTTGGGGAGCTTCAACAGGCCATAATCAATGGATATGAGGTTGATATAGAGAGTCGTGCGGCATGGGAAAAGAAGATGAAAGAAGCTCTTGAGTTAGCAATTTTGGTTCATAAAGAAAAAAGTTTTCCATTTAAGAATGCGGCTTCGGTAATTTATCCTATGATAGCGACTGCTTCGATCCAATTTGCGGCTAGGGCGTATCCGAACTTTGTGCAAGGGACGAATGTTGTCAAGGGTAGGGTGATTGGCTCTGACCCAACGGGGTTAAAGGCCGGTATAGCTCAACGAGTTAGCGAACACATGAGCTATCAGTGTCTCCAAGAGATGGAAGAATGGGAAGAAGAAACAGATAAACTGCTGACTGTTTTACCAATTTTGGGGGTTTGTTTCAAAAAGACATGGTTTTCTAAAGTTTTAAAGCGAAATGTTAGCGAATATCGGTCTCCACAGGACATTGTTATCAATTATTATGCTAAAAGCATGTCCACGGTGCCGAGGATAACAGAAAAGTTTTATTTATATCCCAATGAGATTCTTGAACGTCAAAGGAATGGTGTTTTTAGGGACATAAAGATTACCGATAGCATCCCAACTGAGACTAAAGGTGAGAACGAAGAGACCTCTGGATATGATCCTGATGCTCCGCATTTATTTATTGAACAACATACCTACCACGATTTAGATGGCGATGGTTATAAAGAGCCATATATTTCAACGCTGCATAAAGATACTGGTCAATTAGTTAGGATTATCCCAAGGTTTAAAGAAAAGGATATTGAGAGGGTTAATAAAAAAATAAGCCGGATAAAACCAACAGAATTTTATACTAAATTTCCTTTTATGCCTTCTCCGGATGGGTCTATTTATGACTGGGGATTTGGTAGTTTTCTTTCTCCTATAAACCAAAGTGTCAACACAGCGTTGAGGCAACTTTTAGATGCAGGGACGTTGAGCAATTTACAGGCTGGTTTTATGGGAAATGGATTACAGTTAGGCAGAGGCCGAGGTGGCGGGAAGCTCGTATTTGAACCTGGTGAATGGAAACGAGTTGGATTTACGGGTGATGATATTCGTAAAAACCTTATGCTCTTGCCTACTAAAGAACCGTCAACAGTAATGTTTAATCTCCTGAGTTTTTTAATTTCAGCAGGAGATAGGTTATCATCGGTTACTGAATTGTTCAGTGGTGAACAAAGCAATGCCAATGAAAGGCCAACAACCACTTTGGCCCGGATAGAACAGGGGTTAAAGGTTTTTTCGGCTATTCACAAGCGTCTATATCGTTCTTTCAAGCAAGAATATGGCAAATTATTCATGCTAAACAGCGAGTTTTTGAATCCAGAAGAATATTTTAGGATATTGGACACAGATACGCCGATGACGATTTATTTAAACGATTATAATAAGGAGACATGCGATGTAATCCCTGTTGCCGATCCGAACGAGACGTCAAATGCGCAGAAATTAACTAAAGCACAGTTTTTAATGGAGTTACAGGGCCGTGGGTTGAACGATCAGGAGATAAATAAGAGGATATTGGAGGCTGCGCAAATTCCTGATATAGAGAAAATTTTGACACCGCCGCCTCCGCCGCCGCCTCCGCCTGAGATTATGTTAAAACAGGCGCAACTTGAACTTGAAAGAAAAAAATTCATGTTTGACGTGATGAAGTTTGAGTTTGAGTCGGAGGAGATAGATGCTAAAATTCAAAAAACGATTGCCCAGTCGATAGAATCTATTGCCAGGGCTGAGTCTTATGAGATTGGGCCGCAACTTGAGCGATATAAAAAACAAATTGATGTCATTATGCACGAACGAAAGTTAAAAGTTCAGGAAATGAAAGGGAATCAAAGTGGAAATAACCAAGGAACAGTTCCAAAAATGGCTTCGGAGCAAGGTAACCAAGGAGGTCTTCCAGGTGTTAGCGGAACGTAAAGACTTAATCGCCACTAAACTGGCAGAAGGCGGGGCATTATTGCCAGGCGAAAACGCTATTGCCGTTGGTAGATATAAGGAGATTGACGATTTGCTTAAAACAACTTATGAGGATTTATTGCCGCCAAAGGAATAATAATGATACCTAACTGGATATTGACCTTAATAAAAAATTGGATTAAAAATTATAAAACAGGCAGTATCACTATTAACTTTTTTAAAGGTGGGGTTTCAAGTATTAAAAAAGAAGAAACAGTTACAAAAACAGACTAAAAATTAAATTTATAGAAGATGTGGCGGAACGGTATACGTTAAATCTGATTCTGCCCGGGAGACTAACAAAAAGATGCCCGTGGCTATAAACTGTTAGTCGTCAGAAAGAAAGTAGTCGTGAGACCTTTCATGTAGGTTCAAATCCTACCATCGTCTATAAAAAATAATCTTTAAATAGGGACACTCAAACAATTAGAAGCCCTGTTGAGCCAGAAATGGTTTAGCAGGGCTTTTTTATTAACTTAAAAAAAGGAAAAAATGAAAGTTAATGATTTTCAAGGAATTATTCCAGTGGAATTTAAAGCCTTAATTCTGGTGGATAAACCCGATGATAAAAGCAGTGGTGGAATTTATATCCCTGAATACACAAAGGAAAGACAGGAATACCAGGCAGATAGAGGCGTGCTAAAGGCGTTCAACGAAGGGTTCTGGTCTAACTTGCTAGACCCAAAGCCGCAAATAGGTGACAGGGTTATCTTTAATAGCTATGCAGGGGTTATTCTTAACGTGAAGATAGACGGGGCCAGGAGGATCGTTAGGGCGATTAACGACAAAGATATTATTGCTATAGATAGAAGCAAAAAAGGTGAAGAAAATGCCGGGTAATGAAGAATATTCTGAAGAGATAGTTGAAAAGGCTAAAAGCATGGGGCATATCCCTATTGAAGAGTGGAAGGGAGACCCAGATAATTGGACTCCGCCGGATGAGTTTATTAAGCGGGGGGAAACCTTTATGCCTTTTTTAAAGGCTCAGAACAGAAAATATGAGGAAGAAGTTGAAAACTTAAAAATTACTGTTTCAACACTTACAGAGAGAGAAAAGAAGAGGCAAGAAGAAATAGACCGTCTATCGAAAATGTCTGAAAAGACTGCTCAGATGGCTTATCAAAAAGCTAAGCAAGATATTCTTGACCAACAACGTCAGGCGGCGGGAATAGGTGATGTGGAGGCCTTTGACGAGTTAGAGGCAAAAAAAGAGAAGTTGACGCCACCTTTTCAACCGGTAGCCATCGAGACTAAGCCCGCACAACCCCAGGTTGACTCCCCACCGCCTGAATATGTCGAATGGGCGAAACAAAATACTTGGTATGAAACCGATGAGTTTTTAAAAGCTGTGGCCGATGCAACTGCCGGTAGAATTAAAAAGCAGAACCCTAACATTACATTCCCAGCACTGTTAGCTGAGACCGAAGCCCAAGTTAAAAAGGAAATGCCACATAAATTCACCAACCCTAACCGTGAAGCGGGCAGTCTTGTTGATGAAGGGCAGACCAGAGGCAATGTTGGTGCGTCAAGCAACAAACAAAATTATGCCAACTTACCTCCAGACGCTAAGGCTCAGTGTAATAAACTTGTGGAACAGGGACTATGCACCCAGGAAAATTGGGTAAAACTATATTATGAAGGATAAAGATCATGTTTAAATGCGATATTTGCGGTAAGGAATTTGAGCAAGAATTGGGATTACGTGGACACCACATGTCGTGTGTCAAAAAGAACCCCAGGGCGGAAGAAGATGAAACCCCACGTACTGAAAGAATTCCATTTGGGTCACCAAGGTATAAGTTACATGCGGATGGCAGGCCAGGCTACAAGCGCAGGTTTTTTAATGGTAACTGGCGAAAAGAGCCAGGCCGGATAAATCGGGCTGAAGCCGCAGGGTGGCGAATTGTAAAAGAGTTTGAGTCTGTTTCTGTTGGTTCTAACGAAGATGGGTCTGAAATTAAGGGTGTCTTGATGGAAATACCAGAACAGTTTTTTAACGAAGATAAAAAGGCAAAGCAACAAAGAATAAAACAGGTAATGAACCAAATATACGATGGCGGGTATCAATCCCAAATTGGGAAAGCACATAGATATACCCCAGATACAGGCATAACGATTACTGAAAATACTAGTGAGAATGGATAAACAATTATTTTAAAGGAGACTTAAAAAATGTCGAACATTACTACCCCCTTTGGGTTACGCCCTGTGAGATATAAGGACGGTTCGCCGTGGAACGGTGGCGGAACTATAAGGGCATATATACACGCAAGCTATGCTGCCGCTCTTTTTATTGGAGATCCGGTTACATGGGCTTCAGAATTGGATTATAAGGATACTACAGCCAAATATCCTTCTATTAAGATCGCTGCTGGCACAGCTGCATCTATGTTAAATGGTGTAATTGTATCTTTTGAACCAAGACCTGCCACAACTTTAGAGCAGATATATAGTCCTGCTTCAACAGAAGGATGGGCTAATATTGTTATAGACGAAAACGTAGTTTTTCAAATTAGAGATGATGGTGCTGGCACGCCAAGCAAGGTGTATGTCGGGCAGAATGCAACCCTAACCGCTGGTTCAGGAAGCACAGTGACCGGCCTTTCGGCTTGGGTTATGGATACGAGTACTCCTGCCGCCGACCAAACTGCCCCGCTTTTCATCCTTGGATTGGCAGACATTCCAGGGAATGAGCTAGCCGATTACGCTGTTTGGGAAGTTTTGATTAATACAATGACTAACGCTGGTGGACGCTATCTTGGCGTAACAGCTACATAATAAGGAGAATACAATGCCAGGAGCACCTGAAACAACTGGTAACCACCCAAAATCTTTATGGCCGGGCGTAAAAGTCTGGTTTGGTGTTGGGTATGGTCAAGAGCCAGAAGAGTATAGGCAATTATTTGATGTTATGACTTCAACCCAGGCTTGGGAAGAAGACGTAGAGCAACACGGTTATGGGCTTGCCCAAGTGAAAAGAGAAAATACGCCAACAACCTTTGTTGGTAGGGCACAAGGGCCGGTTTCTCGTTATACCCACGTTGCTTATTCGCTTGGATTTATCGTAACTTATGAAGAATTGAAGGATAACCTTTACGAGAAGGTTGCGAGCGCCAGAGCAAGAAGTCTTGGGTTTTCCATGAGACAAACTAAAGAAACGATTGCCGCGACTGTGTATAATCTAGCTTTTGATACAAGCTATACAGGCGGAGACGGCAAGGCTTTGTGCGTTACTGACCATCCTTCTGCGGCTGGTAGCCAGAGCAACGCATTGAATCCAGCGGCGGACATTTCTGAAGCTGTGCTGGAAGATTTAAACATCCAACTGATGAAAGCCACAGATTACAACGGCCTTCAAATTATGCTGAAAGCCAGGACGCTAATTATACCAGTTGACCTCTATTATGAAGCAAACCGGATAATGAAAAGCGTACTAACGCCAGGGACAGCTAACAATGCAATCAACGTATTGAAAGCTACCAACGCCTTCCCAGAAGGGATTAAGGTCAACCATTATCTAACTGATACAGATGCCTTTTTTATCAGGACGAATTGTCCAGAAGGCATGAAGTGTTATCAGAGAGATAAGTTCGATCTTAAACGTGATAATGACTTCGACACTGACAACGCCAAGGCCAAGTCTTATGATCGTTATAGCTTCGGCTGGTCAGACTTCAGACAACTTTACGGGTCTGAAGGGGTATAAAGGAGAATCGCTAAAATGAATAAGTTTTCTAAATTTCTGATTACTTGTGTATTAGCGGTCTCTCTATCTTTTGGGATAGGGTTGGCGGCAAATAACCCGTCAAATTATAACCTTTTTCCTAATGGTGTGACCATTGATAATGTTCCTATTCTTAATACCTATTCGGGTAATGTCTGGTGGGTAGATTCCGGAACTGGGTCAGATGGTAACCAAGGGACATTTGATAGATCTTGGGCCACGATTGACTATGCCATTGGCAGGTGTACTGCTAATAACGGGGATGTTATCCTTGTAAAAGCTGGTCATGCTGAAAACCTGGCACTAGCTGATGCCATAGATGCTGATGTCGCTGGTGTCCATATTATGGGGCTTGGTTCTGGCGATGATAGACCAACCCTTACCTACACTGCTACCGCAGGCGAGCTTGTTATTGGAGCAGCGAATGTTACCGTTTCAAATTTTCGATTCGTTGCAGGTATTTCAAATGTTGCAATGGGGATTAGTGTTGAGACGGCAGGCGATGGCTTCTCCTTAATTAATTGCGAGGTACCAGAACCAGGCACAGCGACTTATGAGTTTGCCGACATTATTGACCTCGCAACTGGGGCCGATGATGTAACTATTGATGGTGTGTTGGTTCGTCAGTTGGGTGTAACCGCAGGCGACTTAGATCATTTTCTCGAAGCAGGAAATGGCGTAAACAATCGCCTTCGTGTTCTCAATTCGGTAATTGAAGGTGAGTTTTTTGTCTCTGCCATTTGGTCAGATACAGCCGACACCGAAGTTTTAATTGATAATTGCATTATCACTAATGCTACCAACGGGGAGCACGCTATTGAGTTCACCTCAACGGCACGTGGCTCAATCAGAAATACTTTAGTACGTACTGATGCCCAAGGCACGGCTGTTGATCCTGGTTCTTTAACAATGAGCAACGTTCTTTGGGACGGAGACGCTACAGCCGACAGCACGGCGATTCCAGTTGTCTTGGCGGGTGCTGGGGTTGGAAGCATTGGTGCGGTCAACTCTACCACTACCGACAGCATTCATGGTAAAATTGGCACAGACACCGAGATGGGCGATGTTTCTATTTGGGATATGCTTGAAGGCGCTGGCTTTGTAACCTGGCCTGCTGCGGCTGCTCCTGGAGATACCGTTTCTCTTGCTGAAGTTCTGCGTGATATATGGGATGCTGTTCGTAATGGGACTGGTGGAGCTGAGCCTGGAACCAATATGTCGCTTGTTGATATTCTCGGAAATAATGGCACTGGTGTTACCCAGACAGGTGATATAAACGCCGCTGACTTACAATCTCGTATTGATGCGATTTCTTTAGCCTTGGGCATTGTGGCAGCCGCTGCCGCCGATGGGTACGAAGAGGATGGTACCGGCAATAATTTATATTCAGCTTTAAATTCCACTGAAGCTAATGGAAACTTTTTCAGTGGTGATGGCGGAGCAGTTTTTGATGACAACCTTTTTTCATTTCTTGAAACATTAAGCAAATATATCGCTGATGGCGATGGCGACTTTGCAACTGGGACAGCCTTGGCGGCTAACAAGTCGTTAATAGACGCTATTGGCACAAACGGTACTACCGTAGCCGATACGGCCACAGGGATAGCTGGAATGATCGGAGTCAATGACGCCAATAATGCAATGGATACATCTACCATAGTCCCGAACGAAGATGGGTCAGTCTTTGAACGGCTTGAAGCACTAGAAGCGGCTGCCGATCCTTCATACGATAATCCGAATTATATTGCCCTTTCTGTTGATTTAACCAGTGCGACGTGGAATACCCAAGCTGCACATGAAATTTTAACTGTAACTGGCAATATTCGGTTGAAAGTGATGGTTGAATGTACTGAAACCCTTACCGATGCGGCAGATGCGGCCACCCTTACCTTGGGTGACGAAATTTCTGTAGCAGCGATGATCGCTTCCACTTCGGCTGCGGGTGCTGGGGCTGCGAACCAACTCGATGCTGGGGAATTTTGGATGGATAATAGCCCAGCGGATGTTTCCCCCGTGGCTTCCAGTTCTGCCCTACTTGACTTCGTAGTTTTACAGGGAGCAGATGTTGGATACACAGTGGGTGGTTCGGCACTTTTAGATGGAACATTGGTTTTCCATATGTGGTGGACACCTCTTGATGCTACCGGCGCTGCGGTTGTTGGAGCCGGCGGAGCATTATAATTGAAACGATTTGTTATCGGATACGGAACTGGGCGATGCGGGACTAAAAGCCTGGCTCAGTTCCTTAACAAACAAGAAGGCTTTGATGTAACACATGAAGGCGTTGCCCTTGGCTGGTATCCTCTTTTTACCGATAGTGAAAAACAACTTGAGGCTTTTGCTTCCAGGAACAGCGCAGTTATAGGCGACATCGCCTTTTACTGGATACATTACCTTGATAGAATTTTAAGAAAATATAAAAATGCCAAGGCGATTAACATTGTCAGAGATGATGATGAAGTTATCGAATCTTTCTGGAGCTATAAAAGCGAGATTAGAGACAAAATTAATCTTGGTGGGTTTTATGGCTACCCTTTTGATTCAGAAGAATGTAGCAAAGATGCAATCGCTAAGACAGTTAAAAGGTATAGATTCTTGGAAACTGAGGCTAAAAAGTTCTATCCCTGTTCAATTATCACTTTAAAAACAGAGGATTTAAATGACAGAAACAAACTTCATAAACTATTAAACTTGATTTATGGAGTTGAAAAAGATTGGGATATAACGCCAGTCAAAGTCAATACAGTCGAGCAAGTTCTTGCTTCTAAGAACGCTCACAAAACCGAGCGTCTGTTTAATACCAGACGTTCTTAGGAGTATAAAATGGCACCAAAAAGATTTTTACACGGGATTTCTACACTTTCTTCTGCAGACCCATTGGGGGCGTTCGAGCTTCCTGACCCTACCAAATGGCTGATGTATATGGAGGACTTCGTTGGCCCTCTATTTAACACAGCTTCTATTGGCAATACCACTGTAACTGAGAATGGATTGACCGTAACCGCTTCGACTAACGGGACGGCCTCGATAATAACTGATTCTGATTCGCCTAATGGCTGTCTTAAAATTATAACAACAGCCGCAGACAATGAAAGCGTTATAGTTCAAACTACATCGCCTGGATGGGTTTTGACTTCTGGGAAAAAGTTTCTTATGGAAACTAGATTTGAGATTACCCATACCGCTGGTAACGTTGAACAAAACGAGTTTTTTATTGGGCTGGCAACCTCTCAAGCAGGCGCAAATTGGTTCGCAACAGACGGTACGGCGAGGACCTTTGATGATGGTATTGGCTGGTATAGCCCTGATGCAGATACAGATATTGATGTTATTTGCGGAGAGGACGATGTCTTTGATAACGTCACAGTTAAGGCCACGTATGTTACCGCTACCTGGTACATTATGACCATATATTATGATGGCACAGATATTTACACCTATGTTAATGGGGCGGCTTCTGGGGCCTTAACGCCTAGCGCAATTCCTGTATCGGTTATCGGCCCATGTTTTTATCTTAAATCAGGCGAAGCAAAGATTCATCAGCTTTTAGTTGATTATCTCTTTGTCGCTAAAGAAAGGTAATAGGTTATAATCATGGCTGATACTGTAACTTCAAAATGGATATACCCGCCTAATTTTGACGGGTATTATCCTAACGATAAAGTCGGGCATAGACGCCACACAATCAAGTTTCTATGCAGTTCAGATGGAACAGGGGAGACGGCTGTTCATAAGGTCGTTAGGCAAGACCTAAAGACTAGTTCAGGGAACATCCCATCAAAACTTGTCTTGGAAAAGATTGATTACACCATTCATGGGATAGGCGTAACGATTGCCTTCGATACCACACCAGATGAACCGGTGGCTATTCTGAACGCTGGTGTTGGCGCAGATTCTAACTCTGGGTGTTTTGATTACCGCGATGTTGGAGGAATAACCGCACAAAACGAAGGCGGGACTGGAGATATAATTTTCACAACTGCAAATGCAACTAGTGGAGATTCATACGACATTACCTTGACGGTTCGGCTTAAAGACTAAAAATGCCGTTTTACCCTGGCAGATATAAGATGGTCTGTGATCGTTGCGGGGCAGAATATCTTGACAATGAACTCAGGGAGGAATGGACTGGTTTATGGGTTTGCGACACCTGTTGGGATCCAAAACATCCTCAACTATCTGTTGTAGGCATACCAGACGACCAATCCGTTCCTATTGCCAGACCTGAAGCGCCACACACCTACGGCGAAACGACTCTTTCAGCGGGGGCATCATCTTTTGCGGCTTCTGTTACTTTAACCTCTGCCTCTGGCCTCGAACAATACGATCCAATACAGATTGTTTTGAATGATGGCACTGTTCACAATACCTTTATAATGGCTGACCCAGCGGCTGGGGTGGTTCAATTAAATACGCTATTACCGAGTGCAGCAGATAGTGGAAATACAGTTTATTTACCGACGATAAACAATTATTAAAAAGGTGCTTAATGGCTACCTCTGGAAGTGTAGATTATAACGTTACGGGGACGGCGATTGTTATCGAGGCGATGGAGCTAATAGGTGCAATCGCGGCAGGCGAAACTTTAACTGCCCATGATGGTGCTTCATGCCTTCGTAGCCTCGAGATGATGATAAAACATTGGCAGGCTGAGGGGATAGGGTTATGGAGAAATAAGGAAGCCGCACTGTTTCTTTCCTATGAAGGATATAGTTTCAGCGTAGGCCCTACTGGAGACCATTGTTCTACAACATGGGTTAAAACAGAAATAGCAACAGCTGCCTCTTCTGGCGATGCGACAATTACAGTTGATGACGACACTGGCGTTTTAGATGGTGACTATATTGGGGTAGAACTTGACGATTACTCGCTTCAATGGACGACGGTGGACGGGGACCCTGTGGCCAATGTTATTACCCTTGACGCTGTGCTAACAGACGATGTGGCGGTTGATAACCACGTCTATACCTATACCACTCTAATATCACGTCCTTTGGAAATAATCGAAGCCAGACTACATCGAGCAAGTGGTTCAGATATTCCAATGAAAATCATATCTCTTGATGAATATACACGGCTTTCGACTAAAACAACAACCGGCGTTCCAAACCAGATTTATTACGATCCGCAGCAAATTAATATAAAGGTTAAGATATGGCCTGCCTGTAATGATGTACAGGATTATATCAAGGTAATCTTCAGGTTGGCGATTGAAGATGTCGATGCTTTAACTAATAACGCTGATTTTGGGCAGGAATGGTTGTTGCCTCTTGCCTGGAACTTGGCTGTTTTAATTGCCCCTAAATTCGGTGTTAATTTCTCACAAGCTAACCTTTATTTAGCTAGAGAAATGAAAAAAAACGCCTCTAACTTTGACATGGAACAGACCTCTGTTTTTTTTGAATCAAATTTAAGCGGATATTAAAATGGCAGTACTAGAGATTAAATTCATAGGCGGAGCATACGAGGGTCGATCTAAAAACCTAAACGCCCAAATATGTCAAAATCTCTATCCGGTAATTGATAGAGAGGGTGGCAAGACCGTTATTGCCTTAATGAATACCCCTGGTTTGACTTCTTGGTTGCCTCTTGGTGGTGAAGGCGGTGAAATTCGGGGCCTCCATGTCATGGGTGATTACTTATATGCCGTGTATGGAAATTCTCTTT